ACGTTCTGCCGGGGGTTGATCCAAGTGGATTATTATGAGATAGCTGATCCATTGGCAGGTAGTGAGGATAACGTAGGAGTCATACATTTGCATAGCTGGCGCCCTTCTTTGGGTGAGGCTGATGTAGTAGTTGTGGATGATCCGATCGTTATGGTAAAATGCAGAAATGCGGTGGGTGGAAGGGACGTTCCGATTTTGTATCTAGATACTATACAACACAGTAATACGCTTGGAATGCTGGCCGCTAAAACACCTATCCCGAAGGTAGCTTTGATGTTGAGGCTACTGGATGCTCCTATTATGCTTGAGAAAGAGAAAAAGCGTAGGAGTTGGAGATCGTGGGGACGCCGGAATGGCTGATGGGTACCTGACGGGTAAGAGCAACGCGGTAGATACTAAATGGTGGATGGAGCAGGTAACTGCATCTACTAGATTTAGGAGGAAGAAGGCCCTAGAGGACGAGTGGGGACGCTTCAATCAGTACTATCGTGGCGATTGGGACGGTGGGGTTATGCCTGTTAATATGTTCTTCGCTATGCTCCGTGCTACAGTCCCTAGGGTCTACTTTAGGAATCCAGCTATCTCTGTTACTCCAGCACAATCTGGTTTCTTGAACATGGCGTTTGCTCAGATTCTAGGGCGGATGGATAATAAGATGATCCGTCAGATGAAGGTCAAGCGTCAGATCAGGATGATGGTACAAGATGTATTTCTCAAGGGTACTGGAATCGGAAAGCTAGGATATGGAACACTCCTCGAGCCGTCCGGCGCACCGAATATTGACGGACCTGCTACCTCAAAAACAGGTGAGCGGTTTGAATACAATCCCACTGTACAGCCTGGATTCCCTTGGTTCCGGCGGCTACATGCTGGGAGATTCTATGTGCCGGACGGTCTCGAGGTATTTGAGGATGCTAGATGGGTAGCTGAGCTTGTGCGGCGGCCCAAAGATGACGTGATTAGAGATCCTAGATTGAAGGGAACGAAAGATATTCCTCCGTCTCACTTTGAAGGTGTATCTCCGCCTAGTGGCGATTATGCGTATATGCAGCCGATGGTGGATCTTGTGGAATTCCACGACAGGAAGTTCAACAAAGTATTTATCATCGCACCTATGAAGAGTGGTGACGGTAAGGTGGTATATGAGGGGACAGATTTCTTATCTGAGAGACGCCTTCCGTACTTTCCATTGATCTTCAATGATGATGACGAGGCGTTTTGGGGAATCCCTGATGCTACCATCCTCGAACCGAGCCAACTTGAACTGAACGAAATCAATACTCAGATCATGAAGCATCGACGTATTTCGATGCTCAAGTTCTTGTATAGAAAGGGGAGGATCTCTAATATTCAGCTTGAGAAACTCATGAGTGAAGACGTGGGAGCTGGAGTAGAGGTTGAGGGGTCCTTGGCCGACGTCACATCCATACAAGCAGGGACGATCCCGCGAGAGCTGATTGAGGCTAAGAGTCTAGTTATCCAAGATATCAGGGATCAGTTGGGATTCTCAAGGAATCAGCTAGGTGAGTTTCAGAGCCGCCGCGGTGATACAAGTGCTACTGAGGCGGCTATCGTCCAGCAAGGTTCTGACATCCGGGTGGACGAGAGGAAAGATATGGTCGCCGATATGCTGGTAGAGATCGTGCAGGAGATGCATGAGATCATCTTTCGGCGGTGGAATGAGGAGCAGGTTGTTCAGTTGGTAGGCCCGGGCGGGGTACCGATATGGGTTCAGGTGAAGCCTACCATGCTAAGTATGGGTAGGTACGAGGTTAGTATAGACCCTGATACAGGAGCACATAAGACTAGATCCACTCGTGAGCAAAAAGCGCTGTCGGTCTATGAGGTATTGAAAGCTAATCCCCTCATTGATCCGATGAAGCTCACACAGTACCTCCTCACTGAACTAGAGGGCGTTGAGATGGATGATTTGATGCAAGCTATGCCCCCTGTTTCCGGAGTAGATCCGGGACAGATGATGAATCCAGCTCAGTATAGTGGGCTACTAAAAGCTGGTTTCCAAGGACTTCAGGCCTCCGGTCCTAACCCGCCCTCTTTGAGACAAGGTAGTTAGTCGTGCCGCTATATGACTACGAATGCAGCGATTGTCATAACGTCTTTGAGAAAGTATCAAAGATCGTAGACCGTCACTCTGCGTCGTGCTCTAGTTGCGGAGGGCCGGCCAGGCTACTTATTTCTCAAGGGAGAGGGCCGGGGGCCTCTATCTTCAGAGAGGGCTGGTATAACGATATAGACACGGAGCCGATCTATTGTCGGACTCCACAGGAGCTAAGAGATGCCTGTGACAAGCACAACGCGAGGAGTCACTACCTCGAAAACAGTATCTTCCGCACGTCAGAAGGTCCAGACCCCGATCCTGACAAAAGAGATGAAGTCAGGAAGGACTACGGCCTTAAACCCCTCGATCCTAACAGTGACATTCAAGGGGAAATACGATATTTCAGTGAACGTGACCCAAGGGGATGATTCTATAACTTTTGGGCAGTGGGACAGAGCTGTTCCCAAGATCCTACGGGAGCTTGGACAACAAAGTCAACGAAGAAAGAGGGTAATTGAAAATGGATAAGACAGTGAAGCCGGGTGAGGGTAATAAGGTAGAAGGCAAGGAGGAGTTTACACAAAAGCAACTGGTCGAGGGAATCCGGACACTTGCGCAACAGGTGCAAGCTATGGGACGTGTGATCCAGGAACAAAAAGGTGAGATTGTTGAGCTGAAGACGAAGGGTCTTAATCAGGCTGCGTCCAAGAAGGACAGTGTAGACCTGAAAGACGACAAAAATGATCTCGAGCTCATGAATCGTCAAGAGTTCCTGGATCACATCGTCCAGACGGTGCAAAAGGCAACGATCGCACCTCTATCGGCTAAGCTAGATGAGAAGGAGCGACAAGCGGCGGCTGCCGCAGCTCGAGAGAAGATCGAAACTATCACAAAGGAGGATGAGGATTTCTGGCATTTCGAGAGTGAGATTCGAGAACTTGCACGGAGCCATCCTAGCCTCGCTATTGATGAGCTATATGCTCTTGCCAAGGTTAAGTCGCCTGAGAAGGTGGCAGGTCTTGAAGAGGCAAAGGCGGCAAAGGTCGCAGAGGAGGAAAAGGAGAAGGAAAAAAACAAAGTCCCTGAGTTCTCAGGACTACTTCCCACTAGTGGGATGTCGTCACCGAACACTAGAATGACCCCTGTAGACGCAGCGGAGAAAGCTTGGGATGACCTGGGAATGTCCAGCGCCATGGCTGCTGCAAATCTTGAGTAGGAGTGAGACATGCCTGGAAGTTTGATTAGTGCTCTTGATAATCTGTATACGACTACGTGGCAGAATATGAAGAGTGACATTCAGGACCAAGTCCTGGATGGTTCACCGTTCTGGTTTTGGATGCGTCAGAATGGTGCAACAGAGAAAGTAATCGGCGGTAAGTTCCTTACCGAGCCGGTACGCTACGCATCCTCAGATAACATCGCGTATGTCAAGCGCGGTGGTGCAGTCCCTCTGTCGGACAAGGAGTTCTTGACGATTGCACATGATGATTGGCGATATCTTACGGATACTATTGTCCGTTTCGGCATCGACGATCAGCAGAACCGTGGCAAGAATCAGATTCTGAGTCTGATGAATGCCAAACTCGCTAATTCCAAGGATTCCTTGACGGATGAGATGGAAAAGAGGATGGCAGGAACTGCTGGTACGGATCAGTTCGTTGGACTTCAGGACATCGTAGCAGATGCTCCCAGTACTTCGACTGTCCACAATATCAGTGGGGCTACCGATACGTGGTGGCGGAATCAGATGCTGGACTTTGATGGAATCGACTCGTTCGTAAACGCTGGTGTTTCGACGATGAACACTATGTTCAACAGTTGCTCTAAGAACCTGCGTCAGGATGCTCCGAACATCATCGTAACCGGACAGACTGAGTGGGAATTGTATTGGGACTCTACTCTGGAACAGAAGCGCATCAGTAACAAGACTATGGGTGATGCTGGCTTCCAAAACGTCGAGTTTCGTGGAGTGCCTATGGTGTGGTCGCCGCAGATCAGCACCAGGATGTATTTCCTGAATACTCGATTCCTGAAGTTCAAGTATGACCCGTCGATGTACTTTGACATGACTGAGTGGAAGTCCATCCCTGAGCAGGTGAACGATCGAGTAGCACAGATTGTGACTGCTGGAAACCTGATGACTGGTCGGCGCCGCGTTCACGGTGTCCTCATCAACGTGGACTGAAAGGAAAGTACAAGATGGGAAAGACTACTAGCTTTGTGCAGGGACTTACTGAAGTTTCTGCAACTCCGAAGCAGGCCCTTGGCACGATTCGTGACGAAGGTGATAAGGTCTACAAATATGTCCAGTACAACGATGGTGCAGCGGTTTCTGCCGTTGCAGGCTGGATGTGCTACTACCTTGCCACCACGGGTGCGAAGGAAGATGTGGTGACCTGTGATGTTTCTGGGGCTGACCCTGGTGCTATCGCTGCGGGTCAGATTCTGACGGCCATGACCGATCTTCAATATGGTTGGATCCAGATTGAAGGTGTGAGTGCTGCGTGTCCTATCGACTGCAATGGTGCGGCAGCTATTGGGCAGGGTATGTCCGGATATGATTCGGCGACAGATGGAGGCCTTTCGGTCGCTACGGAGGCCGATCCGATCTGTGGAATCATGCTGGATACCACGACCACGGCGCAGATCTACCTTCTCTGCTGCCCGCGCTGAGGTAAGTGATGGGAACTCTTACTGCTGGCGATCTACTTACTGAGATAGATCGGAATGCTGGGAGGCGTTCGACTGGTCCTGATTCTGTCGATAATGCTGGATATTTGCAGAGCATCAGAAGGATCATCGATCAGGTACAGGTTAGTATAGCTAGGACATATGATTTTAGTGAGCTTAAAAAGGTAGATTCTGTTACTGTGTCTGTCACTGGAACTCCAGCTGTTGATGCTGTATACACTGGTCTGCCCGCTAATATTCGTAATGTCTTCTCACTTGTTCGACAAGAGACCGGCGGATCTGGACAAAAGCTGACCTATATCCCGCAGAGGGAATGGGATCAGAAGATTGGCTCTCCAGCGGAGTTGATCACTGGGTCCGTCGTTGCGTATACTATCTGGAATAACTCTTCCGGGGCACTTCAGGTAGAGTGGTATAGAGTTCCTAATGAAGCGTTCACGTTGGTCCGTCGATATACTCTCTGGCCCACTCCAATCGGAGAGACGAATAATCCCTCAGATTTGGATAACAAAGACGATTTAATTATCGCCTGGGCCTCTGAGTGGTTGCTGCGCTCCCTTGGGGAATTGACAGATGCTACAGAATGGAAGAAGACGCGGAAGGAATTGCTGCAAGCTGCTATTGAAGATGATAGTTCTAAACCTGACATATCCTTCATCCCAAGGGGAGCGAGCGACAACATAAACGCCGCTCCAGTATACTGGAAAGATCCGTTTGTTAGGAGGTCACCCTAGTGCCGCATGATACACTATGGGATAGTGCATATGACGATGATCCTGATGATACGGATCAGGCTAGTTTATATGCAACTGAGTTGAGGAACACTCGAGCGGCTATACATCAAAGGATGGTGTATGACCATGAGTGGGATAGTATTACACTAGGGGGGTATCACAACAAGGTAACTTTTATTGAGAGTGTGGCAGATCCAACCCCACCTACAGATACAGGGATATTGTATACTAAGGATGATGGATCTGGGAAGATGGAGTTGTTCTACATTGACAACGATAGTCTAGTAGCCCAGATTATTAGTGGTGGAGCACTGAATGTATATGGAGTAGTCGGAAATTGGACGGCTGGGCAGTACCAGCAGTACGTACAGCTGACGTATGGGACTACTATCAATTCCGATTGGGAACAATCTAATTACTTCTATCTAGACATTACAGGCTCCATCTCGCTATTCGCCAATCCGACTAATATGCCATCCGTAGGTACTCCTGGAGGTACTTGGGTGTATGAGCTGAGGCAAGCTGGGGGTGCAGCATATGACGTCACAAGTTGGGGAAGTAAGTTCAGGTGGCCTTTTGGTGTGGCACCTAGCTTGACTTTGGCAGTAGGGGCTGTGGATATTCTAGTCTGTACTCTAAGAGCAGATGGAAACATCCATGGATCACTCATCACAGACAGCAAGGTGTAATATGGTCCCTGGAATCATGACAGTAGTAGATCCGATCTTGGACCTATTTGATGACACTAGTGGCAATGTGTCTTATAATTTGAAGAGTAAGTGGTTCACTGGCAGGAATGGGGTGTTTCAACTTGCGATTCATCTAGGGCCTAATTTTGAAGCATACGCGTTGAATAATACACAGAACTTTGCGTTCACCACTGGAGATTTGAACCCAGGAACAGTGATTAGGTATATAAAGAATGAGGGGGCCATCAGAGGACATGGAGGCAACGGATCTGTAGGTTGGCCTGACATCATGTCCGGGCCCGCTGGAGGTGGTACTAGCAGCCTCAACGATCAGGCCGCCGGAGGTGGAGGTGGGGCAGGAAAAGAAGAGGGCTATGGGGGTCCTGCTACATTCCCTATTGCAGGATTTCCATGGAATACTAGGGATCCAGGCTACGGCAGTGATGGTACCTTGACTACTGGAGGTGCTCCTGGACCTACTGCTGGTGTAGACCCTGGACCTATTGATAAAGTAACTCGTGGGCCAGCTACACATGGTGGCCCCGCCTTGGAGTTGCGATGTGAGGTAGAGAGAATTGAAAATACTGGTATCATCTGGGGAGGTGGTGGCGGTGGAAACGGTGGAGATCAGATCGGTGGAGGTGCTATGTCACAGGCTGGTTGGGGTGGAGATCCTGGAAAGCGTGGTGGTGTAGGCGGCGGAGGTGCAGGGAATGAGGCCGGTGATGCAGACGCTGGCGCAGCAGTGACTATTAGGGTAGGTGCCAGCCTCGGTGGTTGGATCTCCGGGGGAAGCACTCCAGAACTCGAAGGCGAAATCGTGGATGAGAACTGATGCCTATTCAGCAACCTGATAGAGTAGAGGACGCTCCGTGGGAGATGCAGAGTCTTCCTCCCCTTGTAGGCGGACTTAATCAATCTAAGGCCCCAGGCTTTCTTGCGGATGATGAAACGCAGGATTGTCAGAACTTCTCTATCATTGGAGGGAGAGTTGTAGTTGAGCCTGGGTATAAGGCCTTTGGTGGGGCCGCCTCAGGACTTAGGGGGACGCCTAAGAATGCGTTTCAGCATGAAACTTCCCTGGGAAATCGTACTCTACTGTTGATTACTGATAATAGTGTATATAGGTATGGTACCACAACAGAGAAGTGGCTATGTGTCAGTGATGGAGTAGTAGATACTACACTAGCCTCTGGGGCAGATGCACCAGATACGACTATCACGGTTACTGACGCAACAGGGTATAGTGATGGAGACAACATAGCTATTACCCTCGATGATGGCGATCAGCACAAGACAGCTGTTAATGGAGCACCGGCTGGGAATGTGATTACACTAGTTGATGCTATGCCAGGGCCGGCTGCCGCTGGCAAGCCTGTATTTCGTCAGGTAGAGCTGAATGGAGATGATGAGCATCAGGTTGTAGTTACTGCGGTACCGTGGCATCAGTGGACTATCTTTACGAACGGTGTGGACCCCCCACAGAGATACGATGGAAGTGACTGTCAAGATATACCTAACCTACCGAATGGTGGAGATACTGTATGCCTCACGTTGGATGTGTATAAGGGATACATAGTCCTTCTAAACATGATTGAAGGTGGGGTTGCCTATCCGTTTAATGTAAGATGGAGTGACAACGGAGATGGTACAGAGTGGGCTGCGGGAGATGCCAACTATGTATCCCTCCTAGAGACTCGAGACCCCATCAGAGCAGCCAAGAAGCTAGGCGATGACTTGATGATATACAAGAGCAAGTCCATCGCTCGAATGAGTTTTGTCAGTGGGGCTTCAATCTCTGCATTTGCATTCAAAACTGTCACATTCGGTGAGTCCATTGGCTCACAGGGTGTGGGAGTAGTATCGGCAAATGGAATCTATGCATTTGAGAACGAGCACTTGCTGTTTAGTTTTGATGGAATTTATAGGTACCTGGGCGGCACTGCGCTAAGTCTACTCAGTGATAAGGTAACCAAAGGATATTTCGGCGCGCAGGGAACCTTTGCAGAGACTAAAAATCACAGGAACTTCGTACAATTCTTTGATGAGAGGGATGAAATATACTTCTTTGGTACAGGCGTAGGAAGTACATTCCCAAACAGAGCCCTTGTGTTGGATATCAGAGCTAACACTTGGAGGACTAGATATTTCAGCAAAGATGAGTTTACATTTGCTGGCACCTGGATTGGTGGCGATGCGTTGACTTATTTGGATCTAGTGGGTCAGATGAATCAGCAGACGTGGACCGCCCTCAGTGGGGCAGTTTCAGCTGAGACGGCATCTGTGATTCTTGGTAGTTATACAGGTGGAAAGACCTATATACATGACTATGTAACACCTGATGATCGAGGAAATAAGATCATCGGTGCAATTTCGACTAAGACTTTTATAACTCTGGGTAAGCCTGTAAAGATCAGTTATGTAGAAGTAGAAGCTTCCGGATCTATGCAGGTATATTTGCATGTACCTAATGCCTCCCGTGGATTACTGATTGGAACAACCCCACCTGGAGCGAATAAACGAAGTAGATTTTGGGTAAATCTGGTATATCCACGAGGCTTTTATATCCGCCTAGTATCTTTGGATGGTACTGGGGCTGAGATCGGCACTATCACAGTGCGTATCAAGCGTGCTGGACAGATCATAGTATAGGAGATTCACTATGGGAATGTTTGCAGATACTTCAAAGCCGAAGCCGGTATCGTACTTTGAGGATTATCAGAAAGACGCAAACAGATCACATCTGTATCCCGGAAACAACGCTTTGTTGGATATGGTACTGTTTGGCGCTGATCCGATGAATCCGTATAACAAGGCCGCCTGGGATCCCTCTAGGAGTTTGTCTGGGGTAGGCTCTAGATCTTTCGATATACCTATGCCTGGAATGAACAGTATGCAGGGACGTTCGTTGGCTGCATTGGAGCAGTTGGCTATGGGCGGCCCTGGACAGGGGATGTCTGCGGCACAGGTGAATACGTCAGACGCAGGCCGCCGTGCCTTGGATGAGATGCTAACTAGGGGACCAACAGACTCTGAAGAATTCTTCAATAAGACTATCCGTGATCCAGCTATGCGGGACCTCTTCGAGTTGGTGCTGCCACAGGCTAAGCGTGGAACTACAGGGATTGGTTCTCAGTGGGGTGGAGTAAGCTCTGATTCACAGGAAGACATCTTGTCTAAGTTCATGGAGGATATGGTAGGCCAACGGGCGGCAGTCGGTAGAGAAAACAGAATGGCAGATGATGCTACCAAGCTCGCTGCGCTGACCCAAGCACTACCTGGACTCGAAGGCACATCCTCATCACTGAGAAATCAGAGGATAAGTGAACTATTGACTATGTACCAAGGTGGTGAGAATGCTAGGCAGATTGAAGTGCAAAGGCGGCAAGCAGAGCTAGATGAACTCATCCGTCAGTTCGAGCAGCGTATGCAGATGTATGAACTGGCTGCTGGAGTTGCGTTGCAGCCTACTAGGGGCTTTGGAGCTAGCAGCCAAGGCATGAGCCCGCTTGGCAGTTTGCTGCACGGTTTCACAGGTGGTCTTGGTAAAGGCATCGGTGGTGGTGTAGCTAGTAGTGTAATGGGTTAGAAGGGAGGGAAGTTATGGGTATCGAAGAAGAGGTAGCCCGCCAGGTATCTGAGCGTAGAAAGCGGGATTTGGCAACTGCCCTCCTAACTAGGCTTTACGAAGAGCGTAGTAGACAGCCTATGCAGGGAATGGAAGATCTAAGGGCAAAGCAGACTGGTTTGTCTGGAGTCCTTGGAAACTTCCGAGACCTGATGGGAAAGCAGACGTTGAATGATGTTCTAGGGAAGCCGGGGCGGGAGGCTCCGCCTATGAAGAACTCTGAAGCGCTGCTACAGGCTATGCGAATCTACGGCCCTGGAACGCCAGAATTTATTGGGTTGGAGCAACAGCTTAGAGATATTCAGATGCAGGATCTTCTGAGTACACTTGCACCCGCCGAGGCAGAGCGTCTTGGATTGCCTGAGAGGCTCGCAACAATAGCGCCGCATGATACTGTAGATGAACGTGGACTTAGGGTGGTAGATCCTGGTAGGCCTGCTGTTGAGCTGGACGATCTCAGGGCGGCTCTGGGATTGCGAGAAGGGCTTGGGAAAGGCCTAGAAGTTAGGACTGGTGGAGTAGCTGATGCGACAGGCAAGCTACTCGGAGAGGCTCCGGGGATAGTTGATCCAGTAACTGGTAAGTTCACTCCAGCCGAGGGTGCAGCCCCAACTCCTACAGGTGGTGGAGGGATGTTCTTCTATCAAGATGAGGATGGCAACCTAGTGATGGGTTCAGGTTTGGATGAAGCCTTTGATCCTACCCGATTTATAAAGAAGCGTGGGGATACACTAGGGGATGCCTACACTCAACATGAGGAAAAAGGTGTCTCTCTGCAACAGATCGGTTTGCTAGCTGATAGGATTACACAAAAGCTGCGCAGCGGAAATCTAAAGGGTTTGTCTGGGCGGACTGTGGCCGACCTGAGAAGTGCGACTATCCAGGCTACTCAAGGTTTGAGGATTGCAGGTTTTAGTAGTCCGGGAGACTGGTTGGAGTCATTGACTGATCGAGATTCATGGGAAGGCATCGCTTTGGAGCAGGGAGCTCTGCGCTCAATGGAGCTCTCACTAGCCCTGCTCAGAGCTAAATCACAATCCGGTGAAAATGTGAGCAGGGAAGAGCTAAAATCTGCATTGGAAGCTAACAAGGATGTATTCAGTGGAGATCCTGACGCTTCCGAAGCTGCGCTTAGGGAGACTATCCAGGTCCTCCTAGATGGATACAATCTCAGTTCTGAGAGGTTCAGGGCCCTTCCTGGGTTTGATACTGTTCCTACATATACTGTAGAAGATATCGCACCTATGCTATTCGAGAATAGGCCAGTTGAGCCTGTTAGTCCCAATGTGAAGTCTGGTGAGATGGATGAGATCAGCTGGGATGAGTTGAGTAGTCAGGGCGCTATCACTGCAGAAGAGATTTTGAAAGAAAATAAACGCAGAAAGGAGCTAGCCGGTGGCTCGTGATGTAACCATCCCTGGAACTAACAGAGTCATTAAGGACGTACCGGACTATATTGAGGATGAGGAGGTATTCCGTAGGGATGCTGCTAGGCAGGAACAGTTCGGTGGGAGTAGAGCTAAGAGGGCTGCCGCCACTGCAGAGGTCCAGAGGATCGACGAGAGGCAACGAGCTGAGGAGTTGCTACGACTTGAAGATCCTACCGCCAGAGTCATGGAAGGACAGTTGTCAGATGTTGTAGGACAGGGTAAGGCATCTAGGGCTACATTCAGATTGCATAGTACATCTATTAATAATTTGCAAGAGCAATACCTTGCCATCAAGGACCTGTATCCAGAACTCACGGAAAAGGATGTGATGTGGATTCCAGGTCGAGGTGGTACAGAAGCGGCAGAGATGCTGATTAGAGATCCTAAAGGAAGTGGGAAGTTTATACAGATAGATGCCCCTGGTTCGTATGATTTCTCTGACATCGCTGCCCTAGTTGCACCTGTGACTAACTTTCAGACGTTGGGTGAGGTAATCCTCAGCCAAGGTAAGACCCTCCCTGGAAGGATGTTTATGGCCTGGGCAGGGGCTACAGCAGGGAATTTGCTAGATACTCTGCAGAATAGATTGCAGGGCTTTGAGGCTCAGTCAGGCGTAGAGGAGGTCATGCAGGCGCTCGAGACTGGAGCTATGGCTGGTGCAGGGCAGGGAGTTGGTGAGGTAATCACTATGCCTAGCCGAGTATTCCGTGGAGATTTGGCGGGAGTACCTAAGCAGCTACCAGCAATTCTAAGGGAGGCAGACGATCTTGGACTGCTCGGTCCGAGTGCGATAAAGTCTGCAACGCCCATAGAGCAGGCATATGCTAGACAGTCTGCAGCCGCGACAGCACGAGGCAGGGCTGCACAGCTAGAAGAGCTGAACTCTGTCTCTCAGGTTGTAAGCGATAGAATCAAATCGTTTGAGATGAGTCCTGATCTAGCCGCACGTGAGGTTAGGCGGGCAGTAGATAAAGCTGGTGATGACCTGATGAATGCCGCTCGACAGGGGTATAAATCAGATCTGCTGGCTGATGGACAGACGCTTATTAGGAATATAAATAAGTATGATGAGATTGTAGATGCACAAGAGATAGCACTCCTTAGATCCTTAGATGCAGAGGTATTGGGGGATAATGTAGGTTTTGCTACTGGACCGTATAAAGAGCAGGTAGTGAAGGACTTGCAGGGCGTGATACTGCCAGGGCAGGTAGGAGAGGGTGAGGCCTTAACCCTTGTAAACGTAAGCAGTCCAAAGGGGGAGCTGGCTAGATTGATGCGCAAGTTCATTGCCACAGATGACGTCGCATCGACGATTATAGCAGATACCGGATATGGCTATGGAGGCCGAGCAGTACCGCCCCTTGAAGGTTTAGGAGTGCTATATCAAAAGGCCAGACGACTCAGAGGAACCCTTAGAGATCCTAGAGACATCGCTGCGCTGGAGAATTTGATAGATTCACTAGATCGTAGCATCCGCTCTCCTGTGCTGGGACCGCAAGGACTAGATGCAGGGCCTGGAAGGATTGCAGTGATTCCTAGGAATAAGAAGGGACAGTTTAGATCTAGGGAAATCCCTGGTGGGTATGGGGAGTTTTCGAGTAAGATTAATCAGTTCCTAGATGACGCTGCAAAGGCTGATGCGGTCCGAGACTCTTTGAGCATCCGTGAACTTGGACGGGAGGCAATGAGAACTGGTAAGTTGGAAGAGTTTGGTAGGACCATGATAGATCCCAGGTTTCCCAGTAGACTACGTCAGCTTGAGGAGAGCGGAT